AGCAACGTTCAGACAGTTCAGACATCCCACTACCATGTGCAAGGCTTACTGCGAGTCCTAGATCAGAACAAATTGCCGACCTTCGGAAGTCCTCAACGGACTACGGGATGAAAAAACCGCGTAAGGGTGGAACGCTCTTAAGACTCAGTTCATGCTTGACTCCGATGGGTTTGTGTTGTATACTTTAACGATAGGGTATTCGTTCTAAGCTGGCTATCGAGCTTGGTTGAGATACGAGAGAGGAAGTGCTGTGAAGAAGATATGGGAAGGCCTGCTATGCGTGTTTGGTATCCGACGATGCGAGGCATGTCAATGGATTCGGAACAACCGATCCGAGTCGTGTCGATGGATTCGGAACAATAGGAATAAGCAATAATGTGGTGGTTGATTGGATTCGTTGGATGGTTGATGGTGTTCTATGGTGTCTGGCTGTTAGGCAACAAAGACATCCGTGGTTTCTATTGGAACCTCTCTGCTGAGGCATTACTGATCTTTGACGCAATCCTGTTCGGTCACTTTTCGTTGATCTTCTCCTGCTTGGTGTTCTCGACCCTGAACATCATAAACATAATCAAATGGAAACGTGATTCTTTGGATATAGAAACCAAGTTCTTTGAGGACCATCCTCAGATGACCATGAGCGTTTGGAAGTCTAACAGCGGCATCGACATTGAGATTAGTCATGATACGCACGCCTTCCCGGATGCGTATGTATCATCAGGTGTGACCGAGTACAAAGGCAAGACTGAACAAGAGCTTCGCAAAATAGTTGTGCAGAAGGCGATTGATAACCTTGATTGAAGCTAGTAAATTGAAAGTGGGAGACATGGGACGCTGGGAGGGAGACTCCCGGCGCTTTGTCGTGCATAGCAACGATGGTTTCCAAATCATTTGTGAGTATTTAGATAATGGCCAGACGTTTCACACGCACAGTTTGCAGCCTCTTTTGAAGATCGAAATTTGTTGGTGGATGGGAATATTATGAGAAAACGAGCACTTGTATTAGGAGCGGGACGAGTAGGGAAGGTGATCGCTGCGGACCTTGCAACGGACATGGACGTGACCGTTGTTGACGGTAACATCGAATGCCTGGATAACGTCACGGCTTGGAACGGTGTGAGTGAATGGATCAGTCGCGTTCACCGGCCGAATTGTCTCAAGAATGGCGTGCTCAAGGAATTGATTCGCATGTACGATCCCGATATCGTGATCGGTGCTTTACCGAGCAAGTTGGGATACGAGGCGATGCGTCAAGTGATTGGCTGCAATCGTAAGTACGTCGATATCTCTTTCATGAAAGAAGATCCTCGCAAGCTCGATCAGTACGCCCGCGAGCATGGTGTTACTGTTGTTGCGGACATGGGCATCATGCCTGGTCTGGGAAACATTCTTGCTGGACACGCCTTTGCGACTTTGAACAAATGCACTCGCCTTAGTATCTCTGTCGGTGGTGTTCCAACCAACCCGAAACCACCGTTCAATTACCAAGCTGGTTTCGCACCGTCTGACGTGATCGAGGAGTATGTACGTCCCGCACGAATGAAGATCGACGGTGAGATCGTAACCAAAGCGGCTCTGACGGATATCAAGCCAATCGAGTTTGAGGGTATCGGTCATTTTGAAGAATTCAACACCGATGGTTTGCGAACACTCTTGGATCTTGACATACCCAACATGGTCGAGAAAACAATCAGGTGGCCAGGTCATGCGGCCTTGATGCGTGTGTTTCGTGACTCGGGATTCTTTAGCAAAGAACGATGCATGGTCAACGACGAACACGTTACACCATTGGACGTGACATCGAATATTTTGTTCCCCCTTTGGAATATGGAAGAGGGCGACGAAGATATCACCTTGATGAAGGTTATGGCTACAGGCGCCGAAGCTACCGATCCAATGTTCATCTGGAATATTGTGATCCCATATGGTCGGGAAATGGATTGCACCAGCATGAGCAGAGCAACCGCTTTGCCCTGTACGACGGTTGCTCGTTTGGTCGCTGACTATACGATCACCCAAAGGGGAGTAATCGTTCCCGAAACCTTGGGTCAAGACGAGAAGTTGTTTGACGAGATTATGCTCCGGTTGAATGAGAAGGGTATCATCATAGACACCAAAACGGCGTTATCTGTATGATTGAGAATTGCTAAATAATGAACACGGTGTTACTACCCGCGAAGAAGAAACGACGGCCGCTGAGCCGCAAAGTGTCTATTAGGAGACAACCTATGCCCTCATCGGATTATCGACAATTGCATCCAGGAATGGGCCAAGCAATTGCTGAGCGAACCGTACTGAGAAAGAAGTCAGACGGGTCGTGGGAGACATGGGGAGATGTAGCTGAGAGGGTTGCCTTGGGCAACTCTTTGCTTTGTATCGAACAGGACGAACAGGCAAAGGAATTCAATCTACTGCGAAAGCATATTGCAAACGCAAGCATTTTGATGTCTGGTCGTCACCTACAACACGGCGACGAAACCCAACCCTATCGCAATATGGAAGTGTTCACGAATTGTGCGACAGCACCAACGTCGTTCCTGTTGTTCTATCTGTTGTTGAACGGTGCGGGTGTTGGACGTTCCTATGATGATGACCTAATGGTAGTCAACTGGGATTACGCACCGACGTTACGTTGCGTGATCGACCAAACCCATCCTGACTTCGACATCTCTGCACACGAATCCGTTCGTGATGCCAAGCACAAGTATGGCAAGGGTAAAGAGATTCTATGGTACAAGGTTCCCGACTCACGCGAGGGCTGGGCAAAGGCTCTTGAGCTGTGGGAGAATGCAGCGTTCGAAAAGATACACAAGGACAAGATGTTGATTCTTGACTTCACAGATGTACGCGAGCGTGGTGTTCCAATTAAGGGTATGCAGAATCGGCCATCGAGCGGTCCTGTTCCAATGATGAATGCATTTGCGAAAGCTGCAACGCTCAAGGGTTCAAATCTAGAACCATGGCAACAGGCAATGTATGTTGACCACTACTTTGCCGAGTGCGTATTGGTTGGTGGTGCAAGACGTTCAGCTCGCATGGCCACCAAACATTGGCGCGACAAGACTATCTTTGACTTCATCACGATCAAACGTCCGATCGAATATGATGGACTCAAGATGGAAGAGATTATTCAATATCGCAAAGATGCAGACAGTGTGCCGCAGGGTTTCCTATGGTCGTCTAACAATTCGATTATGGTTGACGATGAATTCTGGGCCTTGATTGACCGCAAACGTGGCACTGAGGAATATCTAGAATCCGAAGCGAAAAGAGCAAGAGACATTCTCAAGGCGATGACCGCGAGTGCATATGCTGATGGCACTGGTGAGCCAGGTATTATCAACGCTCACAAGTTAGAGCAGAATGACGATGACTGGAAAGAGTTGCATCGCGGTGATTATGTTGGTTCAGAGAAGTATCAGATTTACGAAGATACGCAAATTATGATGGCGAAGCTGGCGAAGAAAGCAAAGCGAAAGAAGTATCACACCATCACGAATCCATGTGGTGAAGTTGCGTTGAATTGTCTCGGTGGTTTCTGTGTGATCGGAGACGTAGTTCCATATCACTGTGAAACTCTCGACGAGGCAGAAGAAGCGTTCAGGGTAACGACCCGGGCGTTGATTCGCATAAACACAATGGACTCAGTGTTCAGCAAGGAAGTATTACGCACGAATCGAATCGGTGTGAGCATCACTGGCGTACATGAGTTTGCATACAAGTTCTTTGGGTATTCTTTCAAGGACTTGATTGACGAAAACAAGTCGCAAGACTTTTGGGATGCTCTCGCACGGTTTAGTCGGGCTGTCAACGAAGAAGCTGTAGAGTATTCAGCCAAGCTAGGATTGAAAACTCCACATACGCTTACAACCATCAAACCCGCAGGCACTACGAGCAAGTTATTTGGCCTGTGTGAGGGTTGGCACCTACCGGCGATGAAACGATATATGCGTTGGGTCCAGTTTAGATGCGACAATCCCCTTGTCGAGGAGTACCGCAACAGGGGATATCCAACAAGGAATTTGGTGCAGTATGAAGGCACCACGGTAGTAGGATTCCCAACATCGTTAGTTCTCACTGACATTGCACCGGACGAGATAGTGGTAACGGCAGCAGAAGCAACACCAGCCGAGCAGTACCGTTGGGTTGAATTAGGAGAGAAGTATTGGATTGGTAAGGAGAGAGGAAACCAAATCTCTTACACCTTGAAATACAACCCCGACGTGGTTTCGTATATCGACTTCAAGAACACCATTCAAGAACACCAACGCAAAGTGCGTTGCTGTGCTGTGATGCCGCAGATAGATACTACAGCGTTTGAATATCAACCCGAAGAAGCGGTGACGATTGCAGAGTTCCAAGCGGCTCGTCAAGCAATTAAGGATGCAGTTGCAGAGGATATTGGACAAGAGCACGTGGAGTGTGACGGTGGTGCTTGTCCTATAGATTTCAACGATGACGAAAAGACAGAGTAAATCTGTATTCGTATTTGGATCGAATACTGAGGGGCGTCATGGAAAGGGAGCGGCCCTTCACGCACGACGCCGTTACGGCGCGATCTACGGTCAGGCCCGTGGTCGGCAGCACGACGCCTACGCTATCGTCACAAAAGAGTTACGGTCTGGATATAGTCGAGTGCAAGTATCTGATATTGAGAGTGAGGTCCAAGAGTTTCTTGCTCATGCTACTTCTAATCCCACCACCACTTTTCTCGTTACTCGTCTTGGTTGCGGTTTGGCTGGCTTTCTTGATAACCAGATTGCGCCCCTATTTCGTGACGCCCCGGCGAATTGCATCCTACCCGACGAATGGATAGGGACACTACATGCGTGAACAGAATAAATTATTATTCCTTTTGGGGGTCGTCGAGCATTGGGCGAAGCACACGGTTCATAAATTATGGGTAGCGTGGTTCCTTTGGAAACTCGCGGGCAAACTTGTTTGGCGTTCGATAGTTCACGACCTGTCAAAGTACGGTTGGGCCGAAACCAAACATTTTGCTCGCAGTATTCGCAAGCTGAGAAACACGACATACGGCACTGACGAATACTTCGCTTTGCTTGAGTCGATCAAGCCAGCGATTGAGCACCATTACGCAAAGAATCGACATCACCCCGAACACTATAAAAACGGTATTCAGGATATGAGTGCCATAGACCAGTTGGAGATGATCTGCGATTGGTGTGCGGCGTGCAAGAAACACAAAGATGGAAACCCTATTCAAAGTGCAGCGATCAACGCTAAGCGTTTTGATTATGGACCGACCAAGCATTTGTTCTATCGCAAGGTGATCGTTGACCTTGCCGAAGCAAAGAGTGCGGAGTTGGATGTGAATGTAGAGGAACATTATGAAAGAACCAAAGTTCAGCGGACCGGCAACGAACAAGGCAGTCCAAGCAGCGATCAGCCAAGATTTGGATGATCTCGGCTTCGTAGTCGGCAAAGAATTCATATACGGGCCCCGATGTTCAGGTCGCACCACCAAATTATTGGAAGAGGCCTTGCACCAACTCGACTTCATGGATCCTGGTGATGAGATTTGGATTGTCACTTGTCGAATACAAGAAGCGAAACACTTGTGCGAGCATGTCGGTAATTACTTAGCCGAGGAGATGGGTTTCAAACAGGAAGATTTCCTGGGACCATATCACAATGCTAAAGCGAAAGCGAGTGTTCTAGGACAAGGCCCAACTTGTCGCTACTTCTTAACATTCAAAAAGGATAAACACATTCACTTTTGCACAGTAGACACACTTCCCGAACAGTTGAGAGGCCGACGATTGACGTACAGTCCATGTATCTTTTTCGAGCATCTATGTTACGAGTTTGGGGTGATTGAAGATTCGCAACATGATTTGTATAGTGTGTTACAGGACGTAGCCTAATGTTGTTAGCTGGTATTGATTACAGTTTGGTGTCGCCTGCCGTGTGTCTATACTGCGGCGAGATTGGTGAGTGGGACATCGAGAAGTGCGAATTTCACTTTGTCAGCGGGACCAAAAAGTACGCGGGCATCAATGAATTCATGCGACCCCGCAAACGCACGGTTCGCGTTGTAGGACATGAGTACCCGACCGAGTATCCCGAAGGCAACGAAAACGATTGCGGTCGATACGATGCGTTGGCAGAATGGGTAATGGATTTAGTTGAGGAGTGCAGCGGTGTAGCTCTTGAGAATTATGCATTCGCTGCCAAAGGAAAGGTGTTCCATATCGCAGAGAACACAGGCATCCTCAAGCATCGCCTGTGGCAATGGAGCATCCCGTGTGTTCTGGTTGAGCCGACAGTGGTGAAGAAGTTCGGTGCTGGTAAAGGTAACGCGAAGAAACCGGACATGCACGAAGCGTTTAAAAAAGAAACAGGCATTGATCTTTGGAAGAAGATCACGCCTGATAAGAAAGATGTTGGGAATCCAACTACTGATATGGTCGATGCGTATTACATCTGTAAGTGGTTACACGACTTCATGCTTATCGAACAGTCGGAACAAGAATGTTGAGATCGTGTTCGTGAGAGTTAGCTTGCATCTCATACAATTGAGCAAGCTGTTCTAAGGCCTTGATGAGTTCATCCTTGGTCATCGTAGATAAAGGTTTGCCGTGCCAGTGTGATTCAGTCATATCAAATAAATCCTTCTATGCCCGCAAGGGCATCTTTAACACTATGGTTGGGTTCTTCCAACGAATCCAACTCCTCGAAACTTTCATGCATTGTGTCGATCACGGGAAGCAAGTCGTCCATCTTTGCTTCGATGGCGCGTTGTTTGCAGATATCAGGGTCGGCATCGAACGTAACAAAACGCACGGTAGAGTCACCATAGTTTCCATTCTTGGACTCATCGAGCCAAAACTTGCGTCGTGATTTCGTCGTGTTGGTTGCGTCGAGGATAACCGTCGTGTGTCCTGCGTGGAACAATGCCCGAACCATGTAGCGAACGACCATCCATACGGTGGGTTCGGCCTCACGCACGAAACGCTGTCCAGTAACCGACAACCGAACCGCGTCAGGGTTGACGACGGGACAATGCAGTTGCTTAGAGGTAGCTAACGCCCAAGTAGATTTGCCGCTTCGGGGCAGACCAACAGTAACAATGAGAGTGTTCATGTTCGCCCGTACCAATCGCTCCAAAGTTCGCTACCAAATTCATGAATGTCTTCCCACATCATTCGGAGGAACCTGTAGAGGCAGTAGACCGGAAACAAGACAATCTTACCAACCAAGAAACAGATTTTGATTGGTAGGAAATAGTTGTGTAGGAGTCTATCGTTTGGGTTGCTCATAATCTATTCTTTCAATTGCTTGCCGGTTCCCCAGCAATGCTCGCATTTGTCTATCGAGTTTTGCCATCTCTTACCCTTACCGTTGCATTTAGGGCATTCGGTTCGAGTGTGGTAGAGTTGACGAATCTTGGAACTGAAATACGAATCGCCGTAGTATTCTTTTGCGAACCTAGCGATATCCTCGTATGCGTCCCGCTGTGCAGCGTTACGAATTAGTTCTGATTCTAAGTCTCTGGTAAGTCTACCATGTCGCATTCGATAACGAATGACGGCGATTATGATGTTGCATATAGCGAACAACATCGCAAGTCCACCAGCTACTAGCAATGCGAAAAGTAAGAATGCAGATGACATCGTTATTCAAATTCGTCCATATACTCGTCAAGGGAATCGGGATCCATCATAGCATCACGAAGATCATTCTTGCGTGAACCGCGAGTCTGTCGTTTCTTAGATTTGTTGTTACCGGTTTTCTTGGAACTGGTAGCTCGCAAGTCCATGAAATCGTCCATGTCCATCGCGTCTACGTGCCAATCACGATTAGATTGTTCGGGCATTGATCTTACTCAGTCGATGCTTCTGCGGGTGTAGGGAGCAAGTCAGGATAAGCATCGCGTACCAGCTTTTCAGTCAGACCACGATACTTGAGTTTCTTACGAACACAAGCGAGATAGACCTTAGCCTCATCCTCGTGTAGAGCTTCGCAGATTTGACATAGTAGTTGACGTTTGCGTTCAAGGGTCAGACGACTAGGACCTTCCATGAAGATATAGAATTTCTTGAATTCCATATGTATCGTCGAAGGGTTGTGGCCAAACGGTGCATAATCAGCTTCGTATTCCAGTTTCTTACCAAGGTCTACGAATTGAATCCCGGTATCAAATTGGGCCTTTAGACAGGCGCGAACAGCACGACAATCGTTCTTCGCCAGAATAGCAAGTCGTTCCTTGCGTGTCTTGGCCGAAGCAACTTCATCGAATACTTCGGCAACTGAAATCATCATACTATATTTGCTCACGCTCAAAACTCCTGAATGCTGGTCATCAGCTTGGTTAATTTATGTTTGATGAAGTAAGGAAAGAGTTTGTTTCGTGATCCTTCGGGGACCGCGGCATACGCTTTCAATGCAGCATCTTCAATGTCTGTAGGTATGTAGGTAAAATCCACCATGCGTCGGTTGCGATCAAGGTTCGAAAGCTGGACATCGGTGCAGAAGTCCTCAGGATCAAGATCAATCCACGTCTCCAGTTTCTTGCGAGAAACGGGTTTCTGACGCTTGCCCTCAGTCACGAACGTATCATCGGCGGACAGGAAGTTAGGAACCCCGTCGCTTGTGTCACCGAGGAAGATATGCTCACGCAGAAACCGGCCAGGGTCTTTGCACTTGAGCAGGGTTTTCTTTGTTGGGCTCCATTGCATAACGTGAGGATACTTCTGCAATTGCTGGAAGTCCTTGTCGCTTGACACAATGATTATCGGTTCGTGAACGTGCTTACAGATGGTTGCAATAATATCGTCAGCTTCCGCTCTCTCAACCCATACATTTTTGTAGGGGAAAGTCTCTCGTAGTTCATCGCGGATCTGATTCAGTCCTCGAACGACATGGAGCCATGTTGGGGTTTCGTCAATCTCTACACCATCGGGTGCAGCAGCAATAACTCGTTTCAACGTTGCTGCTTTTTGCTTCGCTCGGTTTGCTTTGTATTGGGGAAAGATATCTCTGCGCCAAGGATCGCGGGCATCATGGCACAGCACCAGTTCACCATACTTGTTACCGAAGCGAACACGGTAGGAACGCAACGTGTTTAGCACCATATGCCGAACAAGGTCAATGTCGATTGTAGGAGAGTTGCGAAGGTTTATCATAATCGTCGCAATCATAACTTGATTGAAGTCAACTAGGATCATTCTCTGTTTTCTCTTCCTCTACCGGTTCGGTAGAGATATTAAGAATGAGATTCTGAATTGTCTGTGCGGTTCCCCCGTGGGCGGGCAATTTCCTGTCTCGTTCAAACCACATGCCGATCCCGGCGACTATTCTTTCCCGCATGTCCTCTTGACCGCGTTGGAAGTCTGTGACCGGAGGGAGTCTCTCTGCTACTACTTCCGCAGCAGCCCGCTTATCCTTGAAGGACTTCAAGTAGATTTTCTCATCAATTTGTTTTTGTACGAGATCCATTTGTTCCTGCTGTTGCTCTTTGGTGATATCAAAGGCAAACATCAAGCCATGGATAGCGATCTTACTCGGAATCCATACTAGTGCGGTGAACAATATATTGATTAGTCCGGCCAGGTGGCCAAGCAACCAAGCCACCAAGGAGAATAGCGTCATAGCACCTTCATTGAGTTTGAAGATAGCCCACGAAACTAACGCGAAACCTAGTCCCACAATAAGTGCGACAATGCGAGCGATGTTTTCGACAATGGAGTTGATTAGTTTAAACATGATATACCTTCTATAGTATACAACGGATTCAGCTTGGAGTCAAGCGAATTCAGGTACGATTCCTTCCGTAGATTGGGTGGCCATCGTTTCCCAATTGAGACAGATACCACGACATCGCGGCGCGAGCGCCAGCAACACAGATGTCGGCATCGTCGCTCCACCAGTTAGTTGCCCGGTGAGCGTGAACACGCCAGAGTACACCACGCTGGTAGAAAC